AGCGGCGATTTTGCCGATAGTCGCAATTACTTTAGTTTCCATAATTACTTTATCCTTTCTTTTAAAAGTTGTTTTCAAACCTGATTGTTAAGTTGCAAAGTTCGTCTTGCTCTCGCCCCGTTTGCTTATGTACTTATCATAGCGCAACGTCGTGCATAATGCAATAGAAAATACCGACTTTTTGCCGGTATTTTTCTATGGGTTGTGGAAAACTTTTAGCCTTGGATCAGGCGCATCTTTTTACCTCTGATGGTGTTGCCCACCTTCTCCTCTTCCTCTGCGCCTTGCACAAAGACACGGACGTAGTCTACCTTCATCTCTTGAGGTAGCATCTCCGCTAGGCCGGCAATCCAAGGCCCACGAAACTCTAGGCCAACGTGTGGCTGCCATTCAATGTCAAACGGTTTGACGCCCGTCATGATCTGGCCATTAATAGTCTCGCCTGCTATGATTTTTTCCAGAACAACCTCGCCGTCGTAGATAAACTTTATACGATCCTCTTCAATCGAGAAAGCATATGTGTGAAAGCTGTCTACACCAATAATTTGCTTTTTAAATGTGCCAGTAATAAAGCTACCGCGAGCTGTACCGCCACAAACGTACTCACAAGCGATAAAGCTACCGTCATCTTGTGGTGACGAAGTAATAGTAACCTCCATGCGCTTTAGCCAGCTGTCGTACTCTTTCGGAATAGTCGGCACAAGTTTGAATGTCGAGGACATCCACCGGGATTTGGTCGGCAGCGCCATGCGCGCTTCAAAGTATAGAACACCTGAAAACTTTTTGACGCTTTGAATAGCAGCAGAGAAAAAATCATACGCTGTGCCGTTGACGACTTTGCCGGCGTCTCGCGTCGCCTTAAAGACTACCGAACCGTCTTCAACGCGCCCGTTAGTGCCAAAATTCATATACGACTTGCGCTGTGTTACAATCTCGCCGCCTTCAATCGTTCGCCATTTTGATCTGTCTAATGTTGGTGTCTTAAATTCATCGTTAAATACGGGAGTGTACCCGTTTGTTTTCCAGTTAAAAGCTCCGTCTGGTATATCCATTTCGTTACTTTCCTTATTAAACTATAAAATTATTAAATTATACCATACTCATATAATAACCGAACCAATACAAAACAGCTACCCTCGCATAGTGGCTGTTTCGCTGTTTGTTCTGGTTATCTACTTACCGAGCGACTCGTATACCTGCTTGGCATATACTGCACGGTTACCTTCAAGCCCGTAGCGCTCCCACTGCTTGAATCCGAGTAGGAGGCCTTGCGGCGTCTCATTAGGATCACGCAAGCGAGCTGCTAAGCTTGGATACCCACCCTTTGCGGCGTCTCGTGGCATTTCTACGTTTACAGCCCATACGAGCTGTTCACGCAAGCCACAAGGCATATCTACGCGCCTACCAGGATGCCATTGCGCCAACCCGTCTGCTACTCCGCCGTCGCCTCGTACACCACATGGTGTCACGTAGCTTTCAGCGATAAAGTTACCGACAAGGTAGGCCGCACCCATCTTGGTGAGTCCTAGCTCGCGTAGGATGGCCAGCGTCTCATTAATACGGGCCACTGATACCTTGGCGTGTGGCGAGGTGGACACTGTCCACGCTTTAGCTTCCGCCTCCGCTGCGAGCTTGGCCTGTAATGCTGCTTGCTCTTTAGCTTGGTTTTCTGCGTCAATCTTGGCTTTAGCCTCTATTTGTTGGCGCGTCTCCACTCCAAGCTTTTCGAGCCGCTTGGCTATCTCGCCTTGCTGCTGCTTGCTTTCTGGCGTCGCTTCGTACTTTGTCGATGCTGCCGATTTGTTGATGTGAGGTACTGCCATTAAGGCTAAAAGTATTGCTATGATTCCGGTTGCGGCTTTCACTCCGTCCGTCATCCTTTCCCACCTATAATTGTTCTTCATACGGCACTAGGTGATTATTTTTGTGCCTTCCATAGCATAGCAGCTGTTTGGAAGGCTGCAACAGCGCCCAAGAACGTAGCGGCGTATACCATGAATTTAGGAACTGGCACAAACCATACTGCAATACCAAGTGCGAGGCGGGCTACCAAGTCGAGGATGGTAAGGCCCTTTGCAAATGGTTTTGTAACCTTATTAATAATATTTGTGTTTGTTGTGTTAGTGTTTTTAGCCATTGATTTTGTCCTTTCTTTTAATCTTTAGCTGGTCTTATAGTAGCATGCACGACGTTGAGAGTCAACACTTTTTTGGGAGATTTTTTGGGGGTGTACATTTTGATAAACGGGGGGTTTATTAAAATAAACGGGGGGTTTACGAGAATAAACGTATATAAGGATAGGATAGAGGCTTGGATATAGGGTTGGACTTTAGGATTGGATATAGGCCAGGATTTACTAACGCGCTCACTTCGTTCGCTTGTTGCCGGCACGGCCGGCGGACGAAAAAACAGACACAAAACGACAAAAAAACTGTTGCATGTTATTCTGAACGTGCTATACTGAAAGTGCGATGGACGAATCAATAAAGCAGGGACAAATGCCGTCTACCGTCTATCGCAAGCTTTATTGGGTAGACGGTATTTGTTTCTAGAAAGTAGAAGGCGAAAATGACATTCTCATTTACTACACGTTACAACAGCCTTTACGGTAAAAAGGACAAGTAACAATGCTTAAATCAATCAATATTGACCTATTCCTGAGTGGGCAAGCGATGGCACACGGCCGCAAAAGCACACTTACGTGTGTAGCCTTGTATAAATTGATTGAGAAACACTCACAGCAACACGGGTATTGTTTTGCTAGGAATAGCACACTAGCCGCTGAGCTTGATAAGAAAACATCAACAATCAAACAGTACCTTTGGCTCATGAAAGAGAGCGGGTGGGTTACTGTAGATTACCACATGGAAGGCAATTCACTTGTGCGTGATGCTATACGCCCAGTGCTGAAAATTGATTTTGAAAATGCTACAGCAACAACAGCAACCGGCCAAGTCCTTACAGAAAAGCGGAGTGTCGTTAAAGCACAAATATCTAAACCGCGTGGCAAAGAGGCAGAGATTGAAGCTGAAGACCTTTCAGACGTTATTGCTGAAGAGGCAACTATGCCTACACATACCGCAGAAGAAACCGAAGAGAAGGCGGATACATGTGGCGAAGCAGATGATAGCGAAAAGCCTAGCAATTCTATCAAAGAGTATCGAGAGAATCACAAGAGAGAAGAGCGAGACAAGTCCTTTATGAGGGCTAACGAAGATCAACAGTGGGCATACATCGAGACTTTGCGCAAGAAAGGCGACACTGTAAACGCAAACAGGTATGAGGAAATGATCACAGGTGGTGCGATGGACGAACCCGACAGTACACCTGAGAAGGCAGAAGAGCCAAAAGAGGTTGCTGTATCTAAACCGCAGGAGATAACCCGCGAGCTTACCGTGGCCGAACAGTGTGCCTTGCAGACGAAGAACATTCAGGCAGACAACTACGACCGCCGCAACAACGTCATTGACGAGGATTTGTACCACAAGCTTAAGCTAGAGGTAATTGCTGAATCAGACGCCAAGAAAGCCGAAGAGGAGGCAAAGAAACAGCCAGAACAGCCCACAGTACAGCAAATCGAGGCTAACGCCGGCAATACTAACAGCGCGGTAGCAACAACCACAAGCAGCAATATCGCTACAAGTAGCCCATACGGAGAGCTTGCAACGCCAATGACCGGCACACGCAAGAACTACGACCCGGCAGAAAAAGCATTTTACGAAGCGGCAAAATCGCTTGGCGTAACAATCACGAACCACAACCAGGCACGCAAATGGGTAAAGGAAGTGGTACGCACTCGTGGGCTAGAGTCGGCAGTAAACTACTTTGACTTTATGCGCATCGCCTTCCCAAGATGGCAATACGAATTTAAGCCAACAGTTAAAACAGCATACGACCTTGTAACCAAGGCAGCACAGATTGAGCAGCTTATACAGAGACAGAGAGAGGAGAAGGCCCGCAAGATCGATTATGACAACATAGACTTTTACGGTGACGCAAAATAAAATAAACTAGTAACAAATAGGAGAAAACACAATGCCTAAATACCAACTAACAACCTACGACGGTAAAACCTACACAGTACAAGAGGATGACCGCGAGAAGGTAAATAAAATGATTAGCTACTTTGAGCTTATGCCAGTAAAGATGGCAGACGGCACAACGGAGCTATTTGCCAAAAACTCTGTACAGCACATGAAGATGGTACAAGAGGAGAGCAAGCTACCACCAGAGCAACGCCTAGCCATGGGTGGCCAGAAAGACAACCGCAGCGAAGGGCCAGAAGCTGAAGCTAACAGGGCTTGGCGCGATGAGTGCGGGCACGATTACAAGCGTATGGCTAATAAGCAAGAGCGTGACGCTTTCATTAAAAACTGGCTTGAGGAGAACACCCAACTATAAAAAGTTGGGTTTTTCTTAAAAATAGTGTTGACATTCTAACGTCGAGCATATATACTGAAACTATCAACAACTTAAGGCGAAAGGACAATAGCCAAATGAGTATCATCAACACAATCAAAAACTTTATCAGTCGGCGCAAGCAAGAGCAGCAAGAGTGGGACGACGTAGACCAAATGCTAAACGAAGCGCTAGTAGATACTTACTTGGAGAAGATGTAACATGTCGAGCAAAACTGAAACAACAGTAAAAGCAATCCTTGAAGCACGTGACAATAACGGTACGTGCAAGCACTGTGGACGCAAGATCCAGCTTTACAAGTACAAGATCACACCAGCCATGGTTTACATGCTGAAGGACATGGGGCGCATTACAGCCCGACAGGCAGCAGAGCACCAAAGCAACCCTCGCCATGTCGACTCGGGCGAGATTGACCGGCCATTTTCTGTACGCACGCAAATGACCAAGTTGCGTCTCCACGGGCTAGTAGCAAAGGTGAAAGACGCCAAAGGCAAACACATCCCACGCACCTGGACTGTAACCAAGAAAGGCTGGAAATTCCTCGCCGGCAAACCAGTACAGGCACGCGTAACTGTCTATAATAACACCGTACTTGGCCACTCTGGCGGGCTGTGTGTGATTGATCAGATCGCAGGAGCGTCTGGCGATTACATCGTCGAGCCTATTACTGAGGACGAGAGCAAGCAGCTAACAGCCACAAAAGGCCAAGCCGCTAAAGATAAAGCCAAAGAACTAGGTTTGTGCTAATATACAGATAAGGGCCGTGCAGCTTGTCCCACGCGGCCCTTATTATTTTAGAAAGGATACCATGAAGATCGAGCACATCAATATAAACCAACTAAAGTTTGACGAGAGAAACCCCCGCATTATCGATAAGGATGAGTTTGCGGGGCTTGTGTCGTCTATAAAGACATTTGGCCTCGTCGACCCTGTCATTATCAACCACGACAACACAATCATTGGCGGCCACCAACGCACACGAGCTGCCCAAGCTGCCGGCCTTATTGATGTGCCATGCATCCGCCTTAACCTGGATGAGCACGACAAGATCAAGCTAAACGTGTTATTAAACAGCCAAGCCATTAGCGGCCGTTATGATGAGCTAAAGCTTGAAGAGATTCTAGACGAGCTAAAGTTTGATCAAGACTACCTGGAGCTACGGCTAGATAAGCTAGAGATTAAAGACCTAGATACCGAACGGCTCATATCGCCAAGCGGCACGAAGCTAATGCCTGAGTCTGTCATAGACGGGCGCAAGTTAGACTGGATCAAAAGCGATGAATTATGGGCAGAGTCGGGAGTAGACACCGGAGAACGTAGCCCCACGCTGTACCAAACGCTGTATGAGTGGTTTTGTCCGCAAGGTGGCCTCATTATGCATCTTAACCCAACAAACGGCGCACCGGGCCTCGTAGCGGCTAAAAATGGCTACAATTTTATTGGCTTGCAAGCGAACGATGCAGATTTAGAAGCTGAAGCGGCCGAGATACTCACACCAAATGATGGTGGGCTAGCCTACGTTAACGGTGACATTACCGGCTACTTTATTGACCACCCCGATAAGACGGTAGACCTGGTATTGTACGACATGAACATAGAAGATAAGCATAGCGACCTGCTGCTGTCTGACTTGGCCAAAAAGATGAAGCCTAACCGCTTTATCATCGCTATTGGCAACTATGAGCGTGCAGACGTGAAGAACGGCGGCGCAATTAATGACGTGCCATACCTCACCCAAAAGTATATCGACGACTACAACGGCCAAATTGACCTGTACAACCACATTATCTTTATAGAGAACACAGACACGAGCAAGTACGCAGCTAAAAACTTTAATAACGTGCGCAAAGTGGCCCGTATCCATACAGACGTGATGGTATATACCAACGGCGACCCGGACAAAGCGATCGACGACTTTGCCGTTATAGACTTTTCCACAGACGAAAAGTAAAAAATCTTTGTAATTTATATTGTTTTTCGTCGTGCATTTGCTATAATAAGATCAGATAAGTAAGACGAAAGGATACTAAACAGGACGAGAAACAACTATTACACATAACACAACTAAATTTGAACATTAAAAATTAGGAGTAAAGACCATATGGCCAATTTACAAAACCGTATCGAAGATCGCAACAAGGTAATGCGTGCAGCTATGATGTACATGGCGTGCGAAGCAGCTCGCACTATCTTGCTCGAGCAAATAAACAACAAAAACAGCAAGGTTGATTTGACCGCAGAAGACATTGTAGACCTTGCCATTATGCAAAACCGTGCGACTTGGGCGCTCGAAGCCTCTCATGTCATTGATGACATTAAGGCAGACTTGAGAAAGCGCAAGAAAATCCAAAAACTCGCACTTGAACAGCAATAGTAAAACAAAGGGGGGTAAAGTGGAAGTAGACCCAAAGATGCGCGCCCTCATGCTGATCGTAGCAGACACTGTGATTGAAGGCTTTGGCAAAGACAAGAACGACTTGCCAGAAGTAACAAACGCAGAAGAGTTATTCGAGCAGCTGATGGCGTATACAGCAGCGAACGGACGCGAGGCAGTAGCCCGTGTGCGGCGCGACATTGAACAAATAAGAAAGGGGGCAAATGATGGCGACAAATAGCCAAGTACTAGACATTCGCGACGGCCTCGTAAAGTCGGGGCTGGAAATTACAGACGCCGAGCAGCTTATTAAAGCTTACGGCGCACCATTCACTGAGGTTGGCGAGATTCTCGCTACCTACAAAGACATTGTGGTAACTGACGTATCTCAAAAAGAGGAGATGCAGAAGGCTCGCAAGATGCGGCTTGCACTCCGCGGCCAGCGCGTCAAGATCAAAAAGACACACGACTTTTTAAAGGCAGACGTGTTGAAGCAGTCAAAGGCAATCGACTTTGTAAACCGTGAAGCGGCAAAGATTATCGGTGAAGCTGAGAAGTATCTCGAAGACCAAGAGAAGTTTGCCGAGAACCTCTTGAAGAAACAGCAAGAGGAAAAGCTGGCAGAACGACGCGCCAAGCTGATGATGTACACAGATGACATTAGTTTGTATGAGCCGACACTTACAAGCTTGAGTGATGAGAAGTTCGAGCAACTGCTTGCACAGCTGAAGCAAGCAAACGAAGACGCCAAAGCCGCGGCAGAGGCTGAAGAGGCCAAGCGTAAGGCAGAAGCTGAGCGCGCAGCCAAGGCTGAGGCGGAAGCCGCAGAGGCACGGCGCAAGCAAGCAGAAGCTGAAGCAGAAGCTGCACGACTCCGCGCCGAAAAGGAAGCAGAAGAGCGTGCCAAGGCTGAGGCGGAGGCTAAAGCGGCAGAGGAAGCTCGCAGGGCAGCGGCAGCGCCAGACAAAGAGAAGATCATGGCCGCTATCGACGCTATCGAGTTTAAAGTGGAGGGCCTCACAGACCTACAAGCTATGGAGTTTGCGGAGAAGATCGCGCAGCACCTCGAAACAGTCAAAACAAACTACAAAATAAAGGCGGGCAACCTATGACGATCAGTGAACTTGAGCAGCAATTAGCCGATATAGGGTTTAAATTATGTGCCGGCGAGGATAGCGAATACTACTATATCGATGATTTAGACAATCACGGCTATGCGTATATAGATAAGAACAACAGGTTTCTCATTGATACCGACACTAACTGGTTTAAGGATTTGCAGACCAAGAAACGTAAGCGTCTGTTTAACCTCCTCATGGAGTTTGCAGCCACACCTCTTGATAAGCGGCAGAGCACAAAGTACTACGTGAGTGTTGAGTACCAAGGATACTTTGGCAAAAATCGTACCTTCTGGGTGTCTGAGTACAATACATTCGCAGAAGACTACGAGCTTTCATCGAAGTACCAGGACGCCGCCAAGCTCGAAGAGGAAGTGGCCGATAAGATCATGGGCATGCTACCACCAATAGCAGCGATCAAGAAAACAAAAGTAGCCGTAGAGTAGAAAGGATAAACAATAATGGCAAAAGGTTTTAGTAAAGCAGTAGTCATGGGTAATCTAGTCCGTGACCCTGAAACAAAACAAACAAACAGCGGGCACAGCGTCACCAGCTTTACGCTCGCAGTAAACGGCCGAAACGATGATGTTGCGTACATTGACTGTACAGCGTGGAATAAGGGCGGTGAGACAATCGCGCAGTATCTCCATAAAGGTGATCCACTGCTTGTCTCTGGCCGGCTTAACCAAAGCCGCTGGCAAGATAAGGACGGCAACAATCGTAGTAAGATCGATGTGGTGGTAGATGAGTTTGCTTTCATCGGCGGTAAGAACAATAGCGATGGTAGTAGCACACAAACAGCGCCACAGGCCAACTACGATGAGCCAGCGCCAGTATCTGACATTAACATCGCAGACATTCCATTTTAACAAACAGGCAAAACAAACATGGACTACGAGACAGTAGAGATAAAGTACCGCGACGAGGAGACAAAGGGTATTGGTGTACCAGCTGGCGTGTGGGTAGCGCGCCGGCTGAGTAACGGTGAAATATTCAGCTATGGTACACTCGAAGGCTTAAAGCAAAAGGCGGTTGCACGACGTTACAACTATATTGTGTACCGCAAAGACAATAAGCTAGGCGGGTATATCGCAGACGAAGTATTTGACTGTACAAAAGGGGTACTTGGCAAAGACTGGCACAAAGTGTAGAATATTGGTAGCTGTGTGTGGGCGCGGCTGCCAGATTCCTCCTTTATGGTGAGACGCAGCAATTGTTGCGTCTCTTTGCTTTGGTGTATAATGTAGCCATGGCAACAACGAAAAAACGCGGCCTAGATGCGAAAAGCGACACCGAGACGAAGGTGCCGCCAGTTAAGCGTCTAGATATAACAAACAACGACATTAGCAGTGGTGAGATTACAGATATGCGTTTGGAGATGGTGCTAACGCAGATCCTAAACGGTGCGCGCACATCAATCATCAAGCAGACAATCAAGCAGCAATGGGGTATTGGCGAGCGCCAAGCACAAAAGTACATTGCAGCAGCTAAAAAGCGCATCAAAGCCTCATACGAGGATCAGATACCAGACTTTGTGGAGACGCAGCTTGAAAAGATAAACCATGTGTACTACGAGTCTATGAAGAACGGAGAAAGGGCAAACGCACTAGCAGCACTAAAGCAAGCCGCACAGCTTGTAGGAGCTGAAGCACCGACCAAGTCGGAAACTACAGTAAAAATATCTGGTGCGATTAAGGGTATGAGCGATGACGAACTTACAAGAATCATCGAGGGAGTTGCTGGAACTGAAAGCAGCAGCAGCGATGGAGCTGATCGAGCGCAGAGCAGTTGATGACTTTAACTATTTTGTGAACCATGTTTTTGCCCTCTCATTCCAAGATGAGTTTGTGAGCGGGCAATACGTTGCTGACGTATGTGCTCACATGGACAAACACCCATACGCTATGTATATCACAGGCCGTGGTCACTTTAAGAGCACACGCCTGTATGCTCGTCTCATGTGGCACTTATTGCGCTTTAAGAGAGAGAAGCGACGCAGCCCGGTAGAGGGTTGGTATTTTAGCTATAACAGCGAGCTAGCAGCCTACCACTTATCCAAGGTACGTAGCCTCGTAGCAATTAATCCATTTTATTCAGAGCTTACCAACTACAAGAGCCAAACAGACTCTGTGCTTGGCTTTGCAAAGGTAGGCCCAAACCAGACGCTAGACAAAGCACCCAAGTTTCTCGTAAAGCCCGCCGGCCTCCTCGCCTTTAAGCGCGGTATCCACGCCAACCTCATCTACGTAGACGACCCGCTAAAAGACCCCGAGAATAAGCTGAAGCCTACCGTTATTCGTAAGATCAACCGCATCGTCTCTACCGAGCTATTGCCTATGGTGAACAAAGGCGGTGAGTGTTACGTTGTCGGTACGCCACAGACAAACGATGACTTTTTCTTTGATAAGGGGCTGAGTACACTGTTTGCCCAATGGTTTACGCCGGCCATTCTAGATTGGAAGGCCGAGAAAGTGCTGTGGCCTGACTTTTACACGTTTGAAGACCTTATGAAGATTAGGGCAGCACAGGGCGATAAGACATTCAACCAGGAGTACATGGCACAGCCTGTCTATAACGAAGATAGCTATATCAACCGCGAAGCCCTAGAGAGCGTAGCCACAGAGCTATGTTGGAAAAAGAAAGATTGGAATAAGGTACTAGCCGACGCTGTAGTTGTAGGCGGCTTTGACATTGGCAAGAAACGCCACCCAAGCCACCTAGCGCTATTCATCAAAAAATACAGCGAGACAGAAGACGGTGACGAGATTATAAGCTACAGACAGATATACTCGTATTGGATGGACGGCTGGCAATACGAGAAGCAGTACAAAGAGCTTAACCAGATATGTGAACTATTCAATGTCTCTAAACTGTACTATGATAATACTAGGGCTGAATTTGAGGGATTTGCCGAGCAGGGATTACTAAACCCTGTTATGGAACCAGTGACACTAAACGCCAAGAACCAAACCAAGATGGCCGCCAACCTAGACATGCTCATAACCAACAACCGTATCAACCTGATCAATGAGCAAAGGCAGACAAGCCAACTCCTCATGGTAGACAACGCTTTGCAAGCGCTTGAGTCTCCAGAGGGACATGGTGACTCATTCTGGAGTATATGCATGGGCATATCTAATGAGGATGAGGGCGATATTTGGATTCGCTATTAACAATAATAGGATGATAAGCTAATGACCAATAACAAAGGATTATTGCAAAGGGTGTACGACGCAGTACTAAACCGGCAAGAGAAGCCGGCGGAATCACGCGCCAACTACCTGAGCGATGACGGCGGAGTATATTCATACAACGCTGGTATGCCATCATTCCAAGGTGGCAAAATAAAAGAGTACAAAGACAAAGCAAGCCAAGTCACAGCCAACAAAGGCTGGGTTTTTGCTGCTAACGACTTTATCGCTGAAGCTTTCAGTGGTGTTGAGTTTCAGCTCGTAAAGACAGACAGGAACGGCAACCGTAACACGATTACCGAGCATCCTATACTCTCTTTGCTACAAAGCCCAACAGACAGCCAGCATGGTATGCAGATGCTATACCTACATGCTAGTTACCTGAACATCAACGGTGAGAGCTACATTGTGCCTACAGGCGAAAACACTGAGATGCGTGGCCTACCAGCAGCGCTAACTGTGTTGCCTGCTCATCTTGTAGAGTACAAAGTGAACAAAGACACCGGCGATGAGATTATGCGCTACGGTGACTACTACTGGATGAACACAGACACAGAGCGCCAGTTTTACCGTGACTACCGACCAAACCCGGCTAGTCCACGTAATGGTATGTCTGTTATTCAGGCAGCAGCTGGCGCAGTAGACACCGACGATAAGGCTGTAGACTACAACCAGCGCTTTTTTGCTAACAGCGCACGGCCTAGTATGATCATCGAGTCTGAAAAGCAGATGACCGACGTAGCGTTTAGACGGCTAAAACAGCAGCTTATCGAGTTTTACAGTGGTGGGCAAAACGCTTATGTACCAATGATCCTTGGTGGTGGGGCGTCTGCCAAGCAATTCGTTTTGACCCAACGCGATATGGATTTTCTAGAAGGCCGCAAATTGAGCCGTGACGAGATACTGGCGATGTTTCGCGTGTCTCCAGCGCTGCTTGGTATGATCACATCGGCTAACAGGGCTAACATGGAAGCGGCAGAGTATCATTTTGCCAAGTATACATTACTGCCACGTGTCCGTGCTTTCTGTAACTTTATCAATAAGTACGTGATCGATCCGTTCGATCCGAGCCTAGAGCTTACCTTTGTAGATTTTATACCAAGTGATTCGAGCACTGAGGCTAGCGCCAACACAGCAGCTATCAATAACTGGATGACGGTTAACGAAGTGCGCAAGACATTAGACCTGCCGCCTATCGAAGGTGGTGACGTACTGTACCGTCCGTCTGGCCGTGTAGAGCTAGGTAAGAGCGAAGAGGGCGAGCCAGAGCCAAAGGCTGAAGACAAAGAGCCTGAAGCGTCTGAGAGCGACGAAGGCAAAGAGCAGGGCAACAAAGAGCAAGACGATAAGAAACTAGCAGACGAGGCCAAGAAACGTGCCAGGCGAGAGCTAGCTATCATGCTGAAGCGCGCAGCAGATCAAAAAAAAAAGAGGGTAGAGAAGCGAGCCGCCGATAGATTCCAGCAAGGCGAAAAGCGGGTGGCAGACATGCAGCCACGGCTAGATAAGTACGAGGCAAGCTTTAGGAAGGCTGCCCGCAAGCACTTTGAGGCGCAGCGCAAGGCTGTGATTGACGAGCTAAACGAAGTAGAGGATGGCAACCGCAGCTTGGCAAAGCGTGATATTGACCCTGTCTACAAGCAGCTAGCGCTCATTATGAGTGATGAGCAGTGGGACATTAGCTTGCAAGATGCGCTTATGCCGCTATACACCACACTCATGAAAGAGCAAATCAAGGATGCCTGGGCGCAGCTACCGAACTTTAAGCCACCTAAAGACGTGCCGGCTGTATCTGAGTTTGTGAAGCAGCGCGCACGTAAGATCGCAGTGGACATTAACGATGAGAGCCAGAAGCAGATACTGCTAACGCTAGCCGAGGGTATAGATAAGGGTGAAAGCCGTAACGAACTACGTGCCCGTGTTGAGAACATATTCGGCGACATGAGCAGCAAGCGAGCAGACCGCATTGCACGCACTGAGAGCGTACGAGCAGCCAGCCAGGCTGATATTTACGGCTGGGATGATTCAGACATTGTGACCGGTAAAGAGTGGCACACCAAGCTAGGCGACGCCTGCCCATTCTGCCAAAGCCTAAATGGTAAGATCGTAGAACTGAACAAGCCATTTGTAGAGCTAGGCGACAGGCTAGAGGTTACGACCACCAGTAAAGCAGGCAATCCTGTGACACACACGCTTAAGGTAGACTACGAGCCTATGGTAGGCCCACCAAGCCATCCTAATTGCCGTTGTGTACTCTTGCCAGTAATAGTTGACCAGTAATAGAATAAAGCTAGGAGATAAACCATGAACATTATTTTACGTAACAGCGTACCCCAATCAGTAGATGAAGATAACCACACCGTGCGTATCCGGTTTACTGATGAGTCTGTAGATAGCTACGGTACTAGCCTGAAGTTTGACGGCTGGGACTTTAAGCGCTTTATGGACAACCCAACTGTACAGCTGGATCATTACAGCGACGCAGCAAGCAACATCGGCCGCGTCCTGGAGATTATTCCAGTGCCTGATGAGCGGGCCTATGATGCTATTGTGCAGTTTGATGTAGACGACATGAGCGAGTACGGTGGCAACTGGGCGTGGGGTAAAGTGTCGCGTGGCTTTCTCCGTACGTGGAGTGTCGGGTTTGAAAACCTGGTAAACGAAGGGCTCGAGTACCTAAAGAACCAGCTGTTTGAGATTAGCCTTGTAGGGATTCCATCCAATACAGGGGCTACCACTCGTGCATTAAATGATGGTAGTATATCTAAAGAGGAGGCAAGGGGCTTGATGAAGCGCTACTACAGCGAAGCACGCAAGCTTGAGGCAGCCCTCGACAATACAACAGCTAAACCAAAAGGGGCACGTATGAACAAAGAGGAATTGCAAGCGGTAATAGCAGAAGCTATGAAACCATTCCAAGAGCAGCTAGCAGCTTTAGAAGAAAAGCTAGCCACCGAATTTGCACCAAAAGCAGAAGCCAAGACCGAAGAGGATACGCCAGCTGAAGCTGAGCCGAAAGCCCCGGCAGAGGCTACCGAAGATAAAGCGGCCACAGAGGACGCCAGCACAGAGGTAGACGAAACCGAGACGATCAGCGACGAAGAGGCCGAGCGCATCATTGCAGAGTTTGAAAAGGAATTGGCCGAAGATGAAGGTGATGAGTCATTAGGTTATTAAAGTAACGATAACAAAGGATACAAAGTAAATATGCCTTACACAAAGGAACAATTGGCCGCAGAGATTGAGAAGCGCCAAACAGAGGCTCGCAAGCAGGCTGAGGCACGTGCTGCCCGGCATGCCAAGATGGCCGAGCACAACAAAGAAATGAGTGAGAGCGACCGAGGCCGCGCACAAACCCGTGCATGGTTCGACGCTGTCCGGACTGGTAACACGCAGGAACTACGCCGCATCGACAGCGAAGTTGCTCGCGAGTACGCCGACATTGACATTGAAGTACGCCGCATGGGCCACCGTGCAGACAGCCAGAACGTCACCACGCAAGCTGACGGTGGTTACCTCGTGCCTACTGTCATTGAAAAGGCTATCGTCGAGAAGATGGTGGATGTTGCACCTATTCGGCAGTTTGCTACCGTTATTAGCAACGCACCTGCCAACCTCCGTGTGCCTGGCCAAGTTAGCCGGCCACAGGTCGCCTGGACTAACGAAGAGGCTGCTTACAATAAGACAAAAGCAACCTTCTCTGGGTTCGACATTGTCGCTAAAAAGCTTACCGGTATTGTGCCTCTTACTGAAGAGTTTCAGCAGGACGCAGCTGCCTTTAGCGTTGTTGAGCAGCTTTTGACCAAGCAGCTCGCTGAAGAGATTGCCTACCAAGAGAATATCGCTTTCTTGGCTGGTGACGGCACGACCAAGCCACGCGGTATCCGTACCCGCAAGACTGCCTTGCCAGCAGGCCAGAAGATCAACATGGGTGCTAACCTCGCAGCGCTTAACTACGACGTTGTGAAGAAAGCTTACCGTGCTATGCCTCTTGGCTACCGCCGCAACGCTTTCTGGGTTGGTAACACTAATTTGGTCACGCAGCTTGACACTGTCAAGGACGGCCAGGGCCGCTACATCTACAGCCAGGATGTTCGCGATGGTCTGCCATACGACAAGCTGCTTGGCCTGCCGTTCGTAGAGGTTGACGCAACCGCCATGAACTTTGACGAGCTGTGGCTTGTGAACAAGAACTGTTTCTGGATCACTGATGTTGCTGGTATCCGCATTGACTTTGGCTTTGCGACTGGCGACTTTGAAAGTGGCCGCAACAGCCTCCGTGTGATGAAGCGAACAGGCGCAAGCCCGCTGATCACTGACGGGTTTGTCATGGCAAGCGTGAATGGTGCTTAGTAAATAAAGAAAGGACACACTAAATGGCACACATCGTATTTACAGAATGCTTGGATGTTTACGTACCAGGTGACCACCTGTACCACGTAACCCAAAAGAAACTTGACTACCTGGACATGCTGACAAAGGTTTACTTTGACGGGGAGCCACGGTACAAGATCGTCGAGACTCACGAGCAAGAGGAAGCCCGCGAACAGGCTGCCTACATTGCCGAGAACAAAGACGCTTGGCAAGTTGAAAAGGACGCGCTGATTGCCCGCTACAAGGCTGGCGACCAGTACGCCGCTCGCGAGTGGGAGCTGTCCGCATTTGCTGATGAGCCAGAGTTTCCATACGAGAAGGTACTCACCGAGATGGAAGCAGAGGAGAAGGCAAAGGATGAAGCCGCTAGTAAAGACGAGCAGCCACCTGCTGAGGGTGCTGGCAAGGGCAAGAAATAGCCAACAGGCTGTGACTTGCGAAGGGGATGGCCTGGAGGCTGTCCCCTTTTCTGTTTATAGGAGATAATAAAGCTATGGCTATAGTTACATTAGACGAAATAAAGAAACAGCTGGGTATCACCGGCAACGATAGAGACGCTGAGCTACAAATGTACATCGACATGCTGCCGCAGTGGCTGTACGACATTACAGGTGTTTGGTTCGGCTCGCTTAAAACAGAGACAGAGATACAGGACTACAGGCCTGTGGTGTTTCTGGACAACGTGTATATCAAAGAGGTGTCAAAGGTAAAGCGTGGTAGGATTACTGACGAGACCACGGAGGACAGCCTGAGCGAGGTACACGGCTACAGTGTGGACAATAAGACTGGCCGCGTCACACTGTCTACGACTGGATACAAAGACCAATACGAGCGTACAGACTACGACCAACTCCATATTACTTACACATATGGGCTTGAGGACGTGCCAGCAGCCGTGAAGATGGCCGCTATCCTTATGGTGCGCGGTATGGCTAATGAGATTAGCAGCGGCGGCACTACAGTTACATCTGAGCGTGTGGGCAACTACCAGAAGACCTACAGCGTATCAAAGAAAGAGCAAATGCTATTAGCGCCGTTTGTGAGGATGCTCGTATGATTAGCGCCAACATGCTACGTCATACCGTGACCGTCAAGCGCCTTATGAAGACGCAAGGAATGGTGCAGAAGACGCAAGCCGTTATGAGTGGTGTGCCTTGCACTATCTTGCCTATGAGCCGTGAGAACAGCGTGGCGTACAATATCAGTGCCTATAAAGCATTTGACATGTACGCCAACACTGACAAGATCAAGGTAAACGACACCGTGACTGATCAGGCCGGGCGCAACTACGCCGTCAAAGCGCTAAACCCGTATGAAAACTTTGATAATGTGACACACTCACATTATGTGCTGGAGCTTGCCGCGTAATGGCTACCTACATCAAGGTTGATACTGGTAACGTACCCTACCTGGGCCGTAGATGGCGCGGAGAGGCCTCTGGAGCTGTCCAGCGCATCTTGGCTAATGGTTCGGTAATAGTGCAGCGATCTATGCGTAAAAACGCCCCTGTGGGTGTTACACAGCGTCTGGCGGGCAATATCCAGCGCACCATTGGTAATGGAGAAGCGAAGATTACACCTCTGAGTAAGTATGCACCAGTTATCGAGAAGGGCCGCAAGCCAGGCAGCCGTATGCCACCGTGGAAAAACGAAGACTTTCAACGGTGGGTGCGCGCCAAGCTTGGTAACGTGTCGCCGTTCGTTGTAGCCCGCTCGATCGCTCGTAAGGGTACGCAGCCGCAGCCGTTTATCGAGAAGACGTACAAAGAGACAGAGCCACAGATACAAGAGTACGCAGCGCGGGCTATAGCAAACGTAATAAGTAAGTTGGAGGCGTAATGCAAAATAAGATCAGCAACAAACTAGTAGAGATAGTAAAGGCCGTCCGCGATGAAGACGGCAACCCTGTATTTGCTGAGGTTGTGGACTATGACGACGGAGTCAATAAGTATCAGGGCTACCCTGCTGTGATGATCGTGCCAGACGACGCACCGGCCGAGCTTGGGCAAAACACTGAAGTGCACCGGCGTGAGGGGTTCAACGTCATTGCCATCATTCCTATGAACGATGACGAGAGCAAGCGTGCAGAAGACTTTAAGAACATGCGCATACTGTCTGGGCTTATTCGTGACGCTATAGACGACACGGTAGACCTAGACGGACTACGACACCGCGGTAAAGATCGTGTGCTAGGCGTTGTGCCAACGTCTGCCGGCTGGAGTGTAGCAACTGAGCCAGTGATGGCTTTAGTAGCTACTATCAATGTTATAGTGCGCTACGACCACTACACAGGTAACTAGTAAATTGTTTATAATCAGGTAGGAGTATGAACATGAACAACAACCAATCACCAAAACGTACCTACTTTAACCCCGAGACCGGCAAGACCGTTGAGGCCACGTCGGCACAAGAGGCGGCTTTAAGGTTCGACAATATGATCAATGAGACGTTTGATGAAGCTGAGCCAGTAGAGGCTAAGCCTGATACATCAGATGATAAAAGTAAAACGGAGGCCAAATAATGGCAAATATCGACTTTATCGGTCGGCGCATTAGCTATGGTATCGCCAAGGAAGCTACACGTGGCACAGCAGCTGCTACCGCGGCTCACTGGATACCTCACTTGAGCGCAGACCTACAAGACAAGCACGAGAGTGCACTTAACAATAGCGCCATGGGCGTGATTGACCTAAACAACGATGCCATCGTTACGCAGATTTGGAGCGAGGGCAAGATTGAAGGTAAGATTCAGGTAGAGAGCTTTGGGCTTATTCTGCTTGCTGCCCTTGGGCAAGTTACGAGCGCTGCCGGCGCAAAGGCTGGTACGTTTAAGCATAACTTTACCCGTCTTAACAGCAACTTGTCGCCAAGCTTGACTATCTTTGAAAAGTCACCAGCTGCCGACCTTAAGTACGAGCTGTCGTGCCTTAAGAGCCTTGAAATTGACATTGTCACTGGTGAGTACGTGAAGTACACCGCTGACTTTATCGGTCGCCGTGGCACGCCTGCTACAAGCACCGTCACGTTTGTAGAGTCTGAGGCTGAGTTTACCAGCAAGTACTGCCAGCTGAAGATGGCCGCCAACAAAGCCGGCCTTGCAGCCGCACCACGCGTATCGATCAAGAGCGCAAAGGTGAAGATTGAGCGCAACACTGAGGCTTACTATGAGGCTGGTAGTGTCACGCCTGCTGAGATTCACAATAAGGCGTTTGACGTGATGTTTGAGTGCGAGCGGCGCTACAGCGACAACACGCTTAAAGACGCATCGCTGAAGAACACCAAATACGCCCTCGAGCTTTCAATGGTAAACACCGACGACAAGATCGGTACAGCCAAGGATGAAAACCCTTCGCTTAAGTTTACCTTGCCTGCTGTCGTTATCTCCGAGTGGGAGCGCGACCAAGGGCTCGATGACGTTGTTATGGAGAAGTTCACCGTGCAAGGTCTCTTCTCTGCTGCTAACGGCACGCAGATTGAGGCAGAGCTGGTGAATAGCACCGCAAGTTACTAATAAATCAAATAAGGAAAGGACACCAACCAATATGGGCCGTTTATCACAACAATTCGCAACCAAAGTAAGCCTAGCCATGCTAGCCGACAAGTACGGCAAGCTATGGAAAGATGCATACATCGAGATTGCGCCACTAACCATGAAGCAGCTACCAGAGCTACGCAACTTCCAGGGTGAAGCTAGCGCAGATGGCGAGCTTACCGACGACCAGACAGCGCAGTTGCTGCCTATGGTCAAAAAGGGTTTTGTGGGTGGCAAGATCGTCTTTAACGGTGAACTAGTAGACGCAGAAGCTGATGACCTGGACGATTTGCCAGTGTCCGCAGCATCGCAAGTGATTGTGGCAGCGGTTGGTGCTACTGACCCAAAATAGTTAGCGACTTGGAGCGCGTCATTTACTACGATAGGCCGGCGAAGGAAGCAGCCACATTGGACTTGCTAACTCGCCGGCGTTATCGTAAAGAGTTTGGGCTAACTGCCCAAGAGATGGACGACGAGCCGGTCGCAGAGGTTAATTACATGATGAAGATATTCTACCTTGAAGACAAGCGGAGCGAGTACGAGAATAAAAAGGCAATGCGCCAGAATAGCAGCGTAAACAACCATGGCTAATACTATACAGATCATTATCAAGGCACGAGACCAAGCCACCCAAGAGATGGATAGGGTTAGTGCCGCCTCTGGGAAGCTTAAAAAGCACCTAGAGCCTGTAGGTTCAGCCATGAAGCTTGTGGGCGCTGGTGCATTAGCTGCCGGTGTAGCCTCTGTGAAGATGGCCGGCGACTATGAGCAAGGCTTGAACATATTCAAATCAGTGTCTGGTGCTACAGCGCAGCAGATGGCCATGGTGGCTGCTAAAGCGCGTGAGTTAGGCCAAGATGCATCTTTGCCTGGTGTGAGTGCTAGAGACGCCGCAAACGCCATGACAGAGCTATCAAAGGCCGGCTTGTCGGTGAATGATACGCTTGCAGCATCAAAGGGTGTTATGTCACTTGCTAAAGCGGGCCAGATTGACGTGGCAGACGCTGCTACTATCGCAGCCCAAGCATTGAACGCTTTCAAATTGAAAGGAAGCGACGCCGGCAAGGTTGCTGACGTTCTTGCTAACGGTGCTAACGCCTCCGCTACAGATATTCGTGGCCTCTCTCTTGGCCTCCAGCAGTCTGCAGCTGTTGCTAGCCAGTTTGGCGTGTCGTTAGAGGACACAGTAACTACACTTGGCTTATTCGCTAACCGCGGTATGCAAGGATCAGACGCTGGTACGTCACTTAAGACGATGCTTATTAGCTTGGCTAACCCAAGCAAAAAGGCTGCCAATCTTATGCATCAGTTGGGTATTAACGCCTACGATGCTAGCGGCAAGTTTGTTGGTATGCGCCAACTCGCCCAAAACCTCCAAAACGGACTTAAAGGTCTATCTGAAGAGCAGCAAGCGCTTGCCACTATCTTTGGCACTGACGCCTTCCGTGCGGCCGCCTTCCTGGCTGATTCGGCCGGTAAGTCATACGATGACATGTCAAAGGCTGTGGGCCGTTCTGGCGCTGCTATGGACTTGGCAAAAGCACAAAACAGCGGCTTTAACGGCGCGTTAGACAACTTAAAGAGTACGCTCGAGACTGTCGGCACTGATATTGGCATGAAGCTGCTGCCTCC